TGGACCGAAGACATTGATCTTCGATCCGGACGGCGCAGGACCGGATACCAACTCACCGGAATACACCTGCACATCCAGCGGACTGACGGGCGCACTCTGCACCAGTTACACAATCAATCTGCCTGTTGGTGGTGCGGCTACATACAGCGCGACGTTCCAGTGTTCCGGATCAACGACACGGGCCGTGTCCTAGAACACCAGCAAATCGACCCACAACGCCAAATAAGGCTAATCTGAGGAGGACTTGATATGGCACGAACTCACGGAAAGGACGCCGACTTCGCCTTCGACTCCGTACAAATCGAGGACGAATTAAATTCTGCGACCCTGAACTTCACGGTGCCGGAGGCGGACATCACGGCCTTTGGCGATAGTTATCAGAACTTCCTGGCAGGCAAACCAACAGCGACCATCGACATCAGCGGATTCGCCGATTTGGCGAGTAGCCAGGGCGATGTGACGATCTTTGGTGAACTGGGTTTGGAAGGCGAGGAATGGGATTTCGAGCCTGACGGAACGACCGGATACAACGGATTCGCCATCGTCACGTCGTACTCGATAACGTCCACAGTTGGTGGGCCAATCACCTATTCTGCGTCGTTCAGACACAACGGTGGATCAGCCGCCGCGGACGCCGCCGCACCGACGAGGGGATAAGTTTTTGGATGGTCGGGTCGCCTAAAAAACGACCCGATCTCTCCAATAGATATGGCATACTGAGTATGCTGATTAAAGAGGTGTAATTGTCACGGTGTCATGGATGATTATATGGAAAAAGTTACCGACACCCGTAAATCGACCCTGGGGCGCGGGAAATGGCACTCAAAAACAGGAACTTCTGTTCTAAACAATACTGTGTAACAGATACTATTATGCACAGGAATAAAGACGTGGAGGCTCTATGAAGCCCAAGATACCAGCAACACGGGTTAAATCGGACGACTGTGCCATCAATATCGGGCAGGTCGTTGAGGATGGCGAGGTCGTAAATCCCGGCGTTCCACACTATATCCACCAAGACGAATGGGTGGACATCTTGCCTGTTATGACAGTCAAAGAGGTGGTCAATCTGTCGCGCCTCCAAGTGTCCGGATCTGATCCGGGTGTACTGGGCCAGAACTTCACAGAACTGTGTGGTGAGTTATCCCGACGTGTTATCGCATGGAACTGGACCGACCTGATGGGCAAGGCCATCGACCAGCCGTATGACAGGCCCGACGTGCTGGAACAGTTGTCGTCTGAGGAATTGCTCTGGTTGGTTTCAGCGACCACCAATCAGGAGACACCCGACGAAAGAAAAAAAGGCTCAAGGCAGTCGGCGAACACATCCTTGGCGGAAACGGACAACCCAGTTACGTCACCATCGGGATAATCTGTGAAACCTTTGGATGTTTACCAAGTGAGGTCATGGGGGAAGATTGGGCGACGATCCGGAACATCATGGAATATAGATTGCTGGCGAGTGCCAGGGATCAGCACAACAACGACGCGTCCAATATGTCGCCGGGTCAGATCGAGGCTTGGCGCGAAATGGTGGAGGCAGTAGAAAACGATGGCTGACGCATCAACTGTTTCGGTCCTAATACAGGCCAGGGACAACGCATCGCAGGCATTGAAGAATGTCGAAGGCAACATGAAAAGCCTTGGCGCGTCATTTGAACGCCACCGCCGGGGCATTGGCATGGCCGCGACTGCGATTGGTGCGGCAGTCACAGGCGTCGCCGTACTGTCCATCAAATCGTCATTAGACCAACAGATCGGCATCGACCAACTAGATGCCGCACTAAAGAACGTCAACACGTCGTATGCCGCCCAGGAAGCCACCATCGAGAAAGTGATAGCCGCACAACAGAACAAAACCAACTTCGGTGACGAGGAACAGCGGAAAGCACTCCGCGAGTTGATATTGGTTAGTGGCAGTTACGACGACGCGATGGCGGCACTGATCCCAACGATAGAATTAGCCGCTGGCAAGAACATGGATCTATCAGCCGCCGCGACGTTGGTGGCACGGGCCATCAGCGGCGAGGAAACAGCACTGGGTCGTTATGGCATCCAGGTCGAAAAGGGTGCTGGTGCCACGGCAGTCCTGTCCGCCATCATGGAGAGTTTCGGAGGCCAGGCCGAAGCCGCCGCGAATCCGGTTACCCAATTAAAGAATCGCCTGGGCGACCTGATGCAGGTGTTGGGCGATGCGTTGCTCCCGGTCATAGAAAAATTGGTGCCGATGATTGAGGGGTTGGTCAGGAAGATTATTGATTGGGCAGAGGCACATCCAACACTCGCCAAAGTCTTGGGGATAGTCGTTGCGGCGTTGGGCGCGTTGTTGTTGGTCATTGGGCCATTGCTATTGCTTCTCCCAACTATCGTTGCCGCCGTTGGTTTGCTTAGTGTGGCGTTTGGAACATTGAGCGTTGCGATGGGTCCAATCACACTGGCGATTATTGCCATCGCGGCCCTTGTGACGGGTGCCATTATCGTCTGGAAAAAGTGGGACGATATGTCCACCAAGGTCAAGATCGCGGTGGTCGCCCTTGGGATCGCCCTCGGTCCAATAACTGCCGCCATCGTCCTTGGTATCGCCGCCTGGAAGAACTGGGACAAGATAGTTGAGATCGTCCGCAGGACGATAGGAACATTCACCAAGGAAGTGATTGGATTCATCATCAAACTGGGCGAAGGATTCTTAGCGATAACCAAGTGGATCCCAGCGATGGGCGACACTCGCCGTGCCATCGAAGGAACGATGGACAGCCTGCGTGATTCACAGGACGCGGTTGAGGATTGGGGGAATAACACGGAAGGGAAATTACGGGAACAAGCCGAAGCCTGGGGCGCGATGGAAGATGCACATTTTTCACAAACTGAGGACATGAAAGAAAACGTGGAAAAGGTAGCGCGGGCGACAGAGGATTCTACCGCGCAGATCGTCAGGTCCAATGCCGATGTCGAGGTGTCGATGGAAGAAGTGGCGCGGGCCGCAGAACTGGGATGGGGCCACGTGGAAGATCAAGTGATGCACGCATCCGGTGTGGTGGTGCAATCCGTGGACGAAATGATTGCGACACAAGAACGATGGGAGGCATCACAGGACGCGTCATTGAGTAGATTGCGCGACAACCTCGACACCACACTGATTAAGTGGAAATCCACAGGTCTGGGAATGGAGGACATCGTTCAAGGATGGGCAGACCAAACAGGTCAAAGCGTCGAACAAGTTTTAGATCATTGGGACGATATTGACCTCGACCTTGACGATCTAAAAGGTGTATTTAAGGCGTTTACCAACGCCACTGGCGCGGACATCTTTAATTGGGCCAATAGCGTCAATGCTGACAGCAGATCAGTTGAAAAAACGTTTGGATCAACATCCGACAACATCAATGCTGACAGCAAATCAATCAAGGAAACGTTTGCATCAACATCCGCGGCGATCTCAGGAATCGCATTAGGCATCCATGACACAATCGCAGGGATACACCGTGATGCGTCGCGACCAGTGCCTGCCCCTAGAATTGGTGGTTTTGGTGGAGGCCGTAGTGGGATCCATGTAACTGCCCCTGGATTCGATGCGGCTACTGTTGCCGCTGGTGAAGCATTGGCACCATTGCGAGGAACAGGTGGCAGTCTTGCTGGATATGCGCCAGGTACAACATTCGCACAGATCGAAGCGGCTTTGGGATTGGCTAACGGCGGGATCGTGCGACAACCTACATTGGCGATGATTGGTGAACGTGGGCCAGAGGCAGTCGTTCCTTTGGGTCGTGGTGGTGGCATGGGAACGACCAATCAGTTCCACTTCCACGGTGCCGTCTACGGCGTTGAGGATCTCAAAGAGGCGGTCGTCGAGGCCGTCCGCGACCACGCCATCAGTGGCGGATTCAGTGGAGTATTTGCGGAGGCTTAATGTTTGATTACAGATGCAAACTTCTAAGGGTCGTGGATGGCGACACCATTGATGTCAATCTAGATCTTGGATTTAATGTTTGGCACAAGGCCAGGGTTAGGATGTTGGGGATCGACACCCCAGAATCACGTACAAGAAATTTAGAAGAGAAGGCCATGGGTCTGGCATCCAAAGCACGACTCAAGGAACTTCTCAAAGGGAATAAAATTGAGATCGAGTGTTCAAAAGAGAAAGGAAAATTTGGTCGCGTGCTTGGCATTGTTTGGGCGACTGATAAGGCGGGCAATCGCATTAATTGCAACGACCAGTTATGTACTGAAGGCCACGCACGGCCTTATTTTGGTGGTTCAAAAAAGGCTTGGACGTAATGCCGTTAAAAAAGGGATCAAGCAAGAAAACGATTAGCGCGAACATCCGCGAACTGAGGGAGTCCGGGTATTCGCCAAAACAGGCACAGGCAATCGCAATGACCACCGCCAGAGGTGGAAGGAAACGACGGAAGAAATAGATGGCAACAGGAACATATGTCTTGGCGGTTGATTGGAACGCTGATGGGGATTATGCAGATTCCGGGGAGGATCTGACCGCACGCACCATGCAAGTGGAATGGAAACGCGGATCAGACTATGCGTCCCAGTTGGTGGGTAAGGCGGTCGCTGGAACATTGACCGCCACCCTCAATAACGAATCGGGCGATTATTCGACGTTCAATACCTCGTCCGCATTGACCGGAAATCTACTGCCTGGGCGTCCTGTCAAACTGACAGGCAACGATGGATCCACCACGCGGACGCTCTGGACCGGATTCCTAGACAGCATCGAACCCATACCGTCCGCGAATGGTGCGAACCTGGCACGGTTGAAAGCCATCGGTCCGTTGGGCTACCTCAACAAGTTTGAGGTGTCCACGGCGATGTTCGCATCCAAGAAGGCTGGCGAGTTGATTGGCGAGATCTTGGATGTCGCTGGATGGTCTGACGACGACCGCGATCTGGATGATGGGATCGTGGAATTTCCCCGGTTCTGGTGTGAACGCACCAAGACTTTGAAGGCACTCAGATTGGTCGAGGAAACGGAAACAGGACTGCTGGAAGAAGATGCGGCAGGGCAGATCGTTTACCGCGACCGCCACGCCAGGTCCAGGGATACACGTTCTACGGCGTCACAGGCCACGTACAGCGATGCTAGTGGTGCCGCCCTAGCCTATAGCCACATTAGCCAGATAAATCCGCTAAAGTTCATCTATAACGAACTCCGCGCTAGAATCCAGCTACACAGCGGAAGTTGGATTCTAGGTAGTGCATCACTTGGGATACAGACAGAACTCGCTAGCGATCCAGCGGTGCTGTGGACGCATCCGGAAACCGGGAGCCTTTCGCCAGGCATAACCGCTGGAGCCACTAGGATATTCACGGCGCAGTATCCATCCAGCGGATCCGCCAACACAGCACGGGCCGTGGACTTCTGGCAAGACCTGACAGCGACCACGGACTACCTGGCGAATGACCAGACGGACGGCGAAGGGACGAATCGCACCAGTTCCATCACGGTGTCGCTGACCAAACGCGCCCAGTCGATGGACATCAGCCTCACCAATGGTCATTCGGGGACGGTCTACATCACCAAACTCCAGGCCCAGGGGAACGCAGTATCAGCCAAGGATAATTTCGATATATCGGCCAGTGACAGCACCAGCCAAACCACCTTTGGCAAGAGGACTTATCCGCATCCAGGCAAGTTCGTACCAGATGCGGAGGAAGCCCAGAACTGGGCAGATTTCCACGTCGCGGCATGGAAAGATCCAGTACCATTGTTGAAACTAACGTTGGTTGGCAATCGGTCCACCGCGACGTTGACGGATATTATGACGCGGGAGATCAGCGACCTGGTGACCGTCACGGCGACGGGTGGTGCTGGATTGGGCATCGACGAGGGATTTTTCGTGGAGGCTGTCCACCACCAGTTGGATGCACAGTTAAACCACCGGGCAACATTCACACTCAGCCAAGCGTCGGGATATGCAGGTTTCTTTGTGGTCGGCACATCGTCACTAGGAAACAGCACCCGGTTGGCATATTAGGAGGATCAGATGGCCTGGACTACGCCAAGATGCTGGACGACGGGCGAGGTGGTAACTGCCGCCCTACTGAACGCCCAGATCAAAGGAAATATGGATCTGACAGCACCAGCCAAACTCACGACGGCTGGAGATATGCTCTACGCTACTGGAGCCAATGCCACGGCCCGGTTAGCCAAGGGCACCAATGGGAACATCATGCACCAGGCCAGTTGTGCGCCAGCATGGACGGCCTGTCCGTCAATCGCTGGAATCACCTTGTCAGGTGCGCTAGATGCCAACGGCTCGGTGGACGCTGACGTGGCCGACTTCGATGTCCTATCCAGTGGCGACATCGACTTGGTTTCTAGTGCCAATGCCGCCGCCGCTGTTTATATCGCACAGTCCACGGGCACCAGTGGCACTGTAAAAATCCACGCGGACACTGGAACGTCTGTGACGGAGGGCGCGGAGTCCATCAACATCTTGTCAGATGCTGGTGGTGTCGGGATCAGAAGCACAGCAAATCTAGCCAATGCGGTCAACATCACGGCAGATGGTGGAACGACTAGCACCATCCAGATCTACAACGACCAAGGGACTGCGGTGAATGAAGGTGTGGCGTCGGTCCAACTTCTAAGTGACGTGGGCGGGATCGGAATCAAGAGTGGACTCAAC